AATGCGTAACTTGTTAGACAATATGTACCTAACAAATAATGGGCGTTATGAAGTAGTCGAGGGTCAAGTCAACTTGGATGACCTTATGACCAGCAGACCTGGAGGTATTGTAAGAGTACGTACCCCAGGTGCTGTGTCACCACTAGCTACTCCACAGCTAGACCAGAACTCCTTTAATATGCTGGGCTACTTAGACAGTATTAGAGAAGAGAGAACTGGTGTTAATAAGAACAGTATGGGTATTGGGGATGGCGGCTTAAAGTCACACCAAACTGCTACTGGTGTTGCACAAGTAATGACTGCAGCACAACAGAAGATTGAATTGATTGCTAGAGTATTTGCTGAGACAGGTATGAAGGACCTCGCCAACAGTGTGTACCAACTGGTACAGAAGTTTGAGTCACCTGAGAAGATTGTCAGACTGAATAACAAATGGGTCACACTATACCCTAGTGAGTGGAAAGAGAAGATGGATTGTACCGCACAGGTAGGTCTAGGTTTCGGCAACAAGGATATGAACCTAATGCATTTGGGTCAACTAGCCCAGACTATTCAGATGGTTGCTGGTCACCCTGCTGCTGGTATGATGATTAAGCCTAAGAATGTATATAATCTTATTGCTGAACAGATTAGAGCTATGGGTATGAAGAACGTAGAGGACTTCATTACAGACCCTGGTGATGGTGATTTACCAAAACAAGGTCCTGGTCCAGAAGAGCAAGCTAAGCAGGCAGAGATGCAACTCAAGGCAGAGGAACTCAAGTTGAAGATGCAGAAGATGCAGACTGAAAGTGCTCTTAGACAGAAAGAGATGGAGATTGATGCTCAGATAGCTCAACAACAATTAGAGTTAAAGGCACAAGAAGCTCAAGTGAATATGCAAATAAAAGCACAGGAGCTAGAGATTAAGAAAGCAGACTTAGCTCTTAAACAACAAGAGTTAATACTAGAAAGGGAGCAAGGAAGACCAGTGGCTATTGGTCCAACATAAGGAGTGAGTAGGGATGGGAAAGAAAGGGAAGGATATACAACAAGGTAAGGATGCAGAGAGGTTAGTTAATGACCCACTATATAAGGTAGCATTCGAGGATACAAAGAAAGCATTGATTGCTATGCTATTGAATACAGCAATCAGTGAAGAGGTAGAGAGAGATAGAATCTATATTACCATTAAAGCCTTAGGGTTAGTTGATGAGCACATACAAAGTGTAATCAACACAGGTAAGCTGGCTGAAGGACCAGCAGGATTCTATAAAGATACAAACAACTATTAAAAATAAGGGAGAAACCTAATGGATTCAGAAACGAATAACCAGATGGAAGTAGCGTTCGAGAGAGCACAAGAAGGTTCGTCAGAAGAGGCGACAAATAAAATCCTAGGATTGTGGGAATCAGAAGATGACCAACCTACAAGCGAGGAAACTGAATCTACTGCAGAAGACGAGGTAGTAGAGGAGGAAACACAGGAAGATGAAGTCGAAACAGAAGAGGTCTCGGAAGAGGAAGCCTCTGAAGAATTAGAGGAAGTTGAAGAAGGTGAAGAAGAAACCGAAGAGGAAACTGAAGATACCAGCTATACTATTAAAGTAGATGGCGAAGAGTACGAAGTTAACTTAGAGGAACTTAAAGCTGGATATCAAAGACAATCTGACTACACTCGTAAGTCTCAAGCAGTAGCCGAGGGACGTAAGGATAATGAAGCAATTCAATCCGAACGCCTAAGACTAGAGCAAGAGAGACAGCTGTACGCTAACGGCTTACAGATGCTGAGAGAACAACAGGAAGCTAACCTTTCTGAATTTAGTCAAGTAGACTGGGATTCCCTTAAAGAGGAAGACCCGTATGCATATATGATTAAGAAGGACGAGTACCGAGATGCTCAGGATAAAGCAAGGAATGCTGTACAACAACAACGGATTGTACAACAACAACAGAGTCAACAAGCAGCACAGTCAAGAGCAACCTTTGTTCAAGACCAGTACACTCAGCTAGTTGATGCTTTACCAGAGTGGAGTGATGATAAGTCTACCGTAAAGGATGACATCAGAACCTTCGCATTATCTTCAGGATATGCACCAGAAGAAGTTGACCAACTAGCAGACCACCGTAGTATCCTTATTCTTAAGAAGGCTATGGAGTTTGACAAGTTAACTAAGAAGGTTGCACCTCAAGCTAAGAAGGTTAAGAAAGTTCCTAAGGTACAGAAGTCTGGAAGAGGAAAGGTTAAGTCTGAGACTGAAGCAGCATCATCAAAGAAGAAGCGTACAAGGTTAAGAGAGTCTGGCAGTCAAGCTGACGCAGCCTCTATATTTTATGATATGTTATAATAAGGAAATACTACTATGGCAACAACTACGCAATTTAAGACTTACGATGCTAACGCAATTCGTGAGGATTTATCAGATGTTATTTACGACATCTCCCCAACGGATACCCCCTTCCTCTCTGGCATTGCCAAGAAAGGCTCTGTATCTAATACACACTTCGAGTGGCAGACAGATGCTCTAACAGCAGCTTCGGCAGTTAACAAGCATATTGAAGGAGCAGCGGTAGGTGCAGCTTCTATGACGGATACTACTCGTCTCGGTAACTACACACAAATCTCTAAGAAGGTTGTTGAGGTTACTGGCACACAAGAGAAGGTTGACAACGCAGGCAAGAAGTCTGAGATGGCATACCAATTAGCTAAGGCTTCTAAAGAGCTTAAGCGTGATATGGAATCTTCATTACTAGCTGACACTTCAGGTTCTGCGGGTACTGCTTCTGCAGCCCGTGTTACTCAAGGTGCTGCTAAGTTTATCGCAACTAATGTTGTAGATGCTGGTACTACTGGTACTCACGCTGCAATCGATGATGCTGATATTGTTAGTGCAGCTGAGAAATGTTGGACACAAGGTGGTGAACCATCTACAATCTTACTAGGTGCTACTAATAAGAAGGTTATCACTGGCTTAGCTGGTCGTGCTGATGCAACTCGTTCAGCAGTAGACAACAACAAGACGTTATACAACGCTGTTGATATCTACGTAACTGACTTCGGTACATTCAACATCCAGTTAGACAGATACTGTGACCAAGACATCGTTTATGTTCTTGACAACGATATGTGGTCTGTTGACTTCTTACGTGACTTCCAAACAGTAGACATCTCGAAAGATGGTGACTCTGATAAGAAGATGCTTCTAGTTGAGTATGGCTTACGCTGTGGCAACGAAGCAGCTAACGCTAAGATTCGTTACACAACTGGCTAATTAGTTAGTTTAACTCTGCCCCTCGGCTCACGCCTGGGGGTTTTGTTAAATTATCTAGGAGAAGTTATGGCACTAAATACAAAGCTAATTGAGAACTTAGATGGCTCACTCACTAGCGTATCATCTCAAGACACACAAGAGATAAGAGATATTGTTACAGAGAATACTAGATACAGAGAAGAAGGTTCTCGTAGTGGTAGACATCAATACAAAGGTGACACACAATTCTCACATAAAGTAGCCAGCATTCCTATGATTATGGTTGAACAGATGATGAGAGATGGTGTGTGGAATAACCAAGAAAGAATGAGAGAGTGGTTGAACAACCCAGAGAATGCTCCATTCAGAACAACAAAAGGTAAACTATAGATGGCACTAAGTACATTCACAGAACTAAAGACAGCAATCTCAGAATGGCTAGATAGGGGTGACTTAACAAATAACATACCAGACTTCATTACCTTAGCTGAAGCTAGGATAAATAGAGACTTACGTATAAGACCTATGGAAGTACGTAGCACTATGACTACAACTGCAGGTAATAGATACCACGCCTTACCAGGCGGATACCTCAGTATGCGTAACATTCAAATTAACAACGACCCTATTGTACCACTAGAGTTTATATCTCTTGAGATGCTGGATAGATTGTATGGTGGTAGTTCATCAGGCGTTCCAAGTGCTTACTCTATGGTAGGTGATGAGATTCAACTAGCTCCTATACCAGATGCAGCATACTCAGTAGAAGTTGCTTACTATAAGAAGTTTGACAGTCTAGGTGACGGTACTAGTGGTACTGTGACTAGCAACTGGTTGACAACTAACGCACCTGATGTGTTGTTGTATGCTTCTCTATTAGAGGCAGAACCTTTCTTAAAGAATGATGAGCGTGTTCAGGTCTGGTTAGGTGCATACAGTTCAGCAGTAGAGAAACTACAGAGAGCAGATAGTGCAGACAGGCATTCAGGTTCAACTATGAGGGTACGTAATATATATTCAGGTGTTGAAGGTTAATGTCAGAATACACCTGGGACACTAAGACAGTTACCTGGGGTGGTGATGTTGCTTTGTGGGCTAGTGCAGCCTACCCAGTGTCCGCCACATTCGGAACTAATGGCTCAACCTCGGTAGAGAGCACAGCATTATTTCCAGTGTCAGCTAATATGACACAAGTATTATTATCTGAGCTACACGAAGAAGATAGAGTTACATTACTTAATGGCACACTAGCTTCAGCATTAGGGGTATCTACATCTTGTGTGCTGGTACTACCTGTATCAGGAAGTATCCAGATGATTAGTACAGCTACAGATTCAGGTAGTTTACAGGCAGTAGGTCTAGCTACACTATCTAGTTCTCAATCCACTAGCAGTACAAATAACACAGTATTCCCAGCAACAGCCACCTTCTCATCTGTATTAGATAATGTAGATGATGAAGATAAGGTTACACTAATAAGTGCTGCGTTGGAATCTAGTTATGGTATAATATCAGAATCAGTTCTAAAAGCAGTTGGGTCTATATCATTAGATTCCACTACTGGTTTTGTTAATAACATCAACTATCCAGAGACAGCTACTATCGCTACAGATGTGTCTACATCATCAGCCAGTAACTTCTTATGGAATACAGAGACAGAATCCTCAGACACTTGGTCTATAAGCACAGAAGAAACAACAACTTGGACCACACAAACAGAGGATGATACAACGTGGACGTAAAAACAAACACACAATTAACAGCAGCAGGAGCTAGTAAAATGAACAACAACGAGAACGTAAATCTATCACTAACTAATATTTGGTCAGTCACTTGTCTTGATAAAGATGGCAACATTAAATGGTCAGAGACTAGGAAGAACTTAATTACAACTGAAGGATTGAATCACATTCTCAATACTCAGTTTCACGCAGGCACTGCAGTAACCACCTGGTATATAGGACTCAAGGGTACAGGTACTCCAGCTGCAGCAGATACACTGGCTTCCCACTCTACTTGGACAGAAGTGACAGGGTACTCAGGTACTCGAAAAGAGTGGACTGAAGGAGCATCTAGTTCAGGTAGTATGACTAATGCTAGTTCCGTAGACTTCAGTGTAACAGGTACAGCAACAGTAGCGGGTGCTTTCTTAGGCTCAGCAACATCAGGTACTTCAGGCACACTTTATGGTGTTGTAGACTTTGCCTCATCAAGAGCAGTTATCTCAGGTGATACACTACAGGTAACAGTGACAGTAACAGCAGCATCATCTTAATTAGGAGTATCGTATGAGCTTAGAAAGTTTCAACTATATTAACTCGCTAAACTCAGCGAACCCAACAACAACAGATAACGTATCGGAAGGTGATGACCACATTAGAGGCATCAAGACCACCCTAAAGAATACATTCCCAAATATTAATGCAGCAGTTAACGCTACAGATGAAGAACTTAATTATGTAGATGGTGTAACGTCAGCTATCCAAACACAGCTTGATAGTAAACAAGCATCAATCCCTTGGACAGCAACTGCCACCTCTAACATCGGACTAGGCTCAGGTGCTGTAGATAGTATTACTACGGGTGATTACAATGTAGGACTTGGTGATAATGCTTTGACTGCTGTTACTAGCGGTTATCAAAATATAGCCGTCGGCAGGAGAGCCTTATACAGTAATACTACAGGTTATAGGAATACTGCTAGTGGGCATCAGTCTTTATATTTCAATACTACTGGTAACAATAATGTTGCTATAGGTAGAGAAGCACTTATATATAACACTACAGGCTCATATAATACCGCTTTGGGCACAGAAGCTTTATTCAGTAACACCACCGGCTCTCAGAACGTAGCTAGTGGCTATCAATCTCTTTATAGCAATACTACAGGTAATCATAATACTGCTTCTGGCAGACACTCATTAAAGGCAAACACCACAGGTGTTAGTAATGTTGCTATGGGTTCTGATTCACTATTAACAAACACCACAGGTAATTATAATACCGCTTTAGGTAATCAAGCACTTTACTACAACACCACGGCTAGTTACAACACTGGTTTAGGGCAGAATGCTTTATTCTCTAACACCACAGCAACCAGTAATGTAGCTACTGGTTATTATGCTTTATATGCTAATACTACTGGTGCTTACAATACAGGATTAGGAACAAGAACATTAAATAACAATACTACTGCTTCTTATAATACGGCAGTGGGTAATGAGTCTCTAAGATATAACACCACAGGTGCTAACAACACAGCCTTAGGCGTTACGTCTCTTAAAACTAATACCACAGGTGGTAGGAATACTGCTGTTGGTTATGATGCTATGTATGGTAATACTACAGGTAGTTATAATGTCGCTTTTGGTGACAACGCCCTAGCAACAAACACCACAGCTTCTTTTAATACAGCAGTAGGTAGGAGTGCTTTAAACTTAAACACCACAGGTACTGAAAACACAGCTTCTGGTTATCAGGCTATGTATAGCAATACTACTGGTAAGAGGAATACAGCTTATGGTTATGTAGCCTTAAAGAGCAATACTGTTGGTGATTATAATGTCGCTCTAGGTAGATACGCTCTTCACTATAACACTTCAGGTAATGAAAATACTGCTGTTGGTAATGGTGCTTTAATTAACAACACTACTGCTTATTATAATACTGCTGTAGGGTATAGTGCCTTACAGGCTAACACCACAGGCTCTCAGAACGTAGCTAGTGGCTATCAATCTCTTTATAGTAATACTACAGCAGGTGATAATGTAGCTATTGGTCATCAATCCTTATATGATAATACAACAGGTGGTGGCAATATAGCCATAGGTACTAGAACCTTGGGTGATAATACGACAGCATCCGCTAACACAGGTATGGGTCACGAATCTTTAAGAGCTAACACAACAGGCTCTAACAACACAGCTAGTGGTTATTGGTCTATGTATAGTAATACCACAGGCTCTAACAATACAGCTTCTGGTTATAAGGCTTTAAGGTCTAACACTACAGCCAGTTATAATGTCGCAGTTGGTGATGAAGCCCTAGTCACTAACACTACAGGTAATTACAACACAGCAGTCGGTAGAAGGGCTATGTATTACAATAGCACTGCTGATAGGAATGCTGCTTTTGGTTATTCAGCTTTATACGGTAACACCACAGGTCAGTACAATACAGCACTTGGTATGAGTGCTTTAGAAGCTAACACTACAGGAATGCGTAATTCAGTATTAGGCTATCAAGCTGGTGACAATATTACTACAGGTAGCGACAACATCATCATTGGTTACAACGTAGATGCCCCAAGTGCTACTGGCAATAACCAGTTGAATATTGGTAATGTTTATTATGGCGATGCCTCTACAAAAACAGCTAGGTTTAAAGAGTCCTCTACAGCTGGTGTGTGTATGAATATTATGCACCCAGGCACTTTCTCTTTGGCAGATGATTCATCTACTACTATTGCAGTCGAAGGTACAGGTTCTTTGATTGCAATACAACAAAGTGCTACAGGTAATCAGTATGCAGGTGCTTTATTCCACGGTAATTATAGTCCTGCAGGGTCAACTACTGAACTTTCAGACCCTAAAGGCTTCTTTGCAAATTCAGACACAGATGGCAAAGTGTGTGTTTACATTAGTGGTTATAACAATAATGTAATTGTTAAAAATAGGTCTGGTTACACAAAGAATTTTGCAGTACAGATAATCGCCTTTAATGGTGTTTAATTATAATACAGGACAATAAGAATATGAAATATACAATTAAGACTTGCGAAGTCGAAGGAGATAACAAGGTTATTGGGTTTAATGTGGAATATAAAGGTCATCATTTAATGATTGACAAGAAAATCCCATTAGAAGCAAGTAAAACGGATGAGGCGTACATCACTGATGCATATGCTTTAGCTCAAACAGAAGTGAATGAGTGGGTAGATTCCTATGAACAAATAGGCAAGGAATGGAATCCAAACACAAACTCATTTGCGTAAACCAACTCAATAATGAGTATTTTTAACTAGCATAAAAACAGGAGAAAGAAATATGCCAGCAAATGAAGAAGTGGTACTAGATGTACCATCAACAGAAGAAATAGCACAGCACTACTCAGCAATGGGTGACAGTGTAGATTTACTTAACGCAGGACAACCTGCTGATATGGATGATGACGATTGGGCTGATACAGTCAGTCGCAATAAAGAACACTTAGAGCTAATGGTCGCTAAAGATTATTGGGGTGCTGAGGATATGACAGCAGTTAACGCTGCTATTGCTTAAATAAGGAGAATAAGATATGTCTAAAAAACAAAAAGAACAGACAATTACGATTGATGATGTAGAACATAAGGTAGCAGATTTAACTGAGGAGCAGGTAGCTCTTCTTAATCACGTCCACGACCTTGACCGTAAGATAGGTTCATCTCAATTTAATATCGACCAACTCAACGTAGGGCGTAATGCATTTATGAATATGCTTACTGAAGCGTTGAAGGTAGAAGAAGCAGAAGTAGCATAAACGTCAGGCGGTGAGAGTCCGCCAACAAATTAAAAGGAATTATGGATGGAATTGTCAAATGGTGTTGAAGAAACTTACCAACCTAATTTCGAGTGGTATAAAGGATTTAGATGGAATTAAGCGATGTTGTACTGGCACTGGTCAGTGTTATTTCAACGGGCTTAATAGCTGTGTTGAAATCTACTAGCAAGACTATTAAGGATATGGAGAGTAGAATCACTACTTGTCAGATTAATCTACATAAAGAGTTTGTACATAGAGAGGAATACTCACATCAGATAGATAAGATAGATAAGATGTTAGACCAGATATATACTATCCTAAGAGATAGAGATAAGTGATATGGGTAGAACTAACGAATGGCACAAGCAGGTTCTTCCTGTATGACGTATGGACTCTACCAATTAACTGGGCTATTATATGAAGAAACTATCTATCTTACTATTGCTTATTCTTTTTAGTGGGTGTTCCTCACTAGAGCTTAGGAATGCAGGTAAGTCTGTAGCGACTACAGGGGTGGCGTATGTGATAGCAGGACCTATAGCAGGTATCGGTGTATTAGCTACTGCTATGGCGTATGATGAGCTAGTGCCTGATAAGCCTGAGGTTACTGATATAGAGACGAAAGAACAAGCAGTGGCATACGTAGCTGAGGAGTGGGGTAAAGACCTGTTATACGGCTTCCTAGCGTTCCTGCTAGTTACTAACATAGCAGTACCTTGGTTAACTAGAAGACAAGGGTATGCTAAAGCTAAGGACAAATACAAACAATAATGGCTCAAACACAGATAACACAACTCAATATGAATGGTATTAATAAGGACATTAGTTCTTATGAGCTACCTCCTACTGTATGGTCAGATGGTAATAACGTACAGTTTGATAATGATAAGACAAAGAAGGTATTAGGTCACGAGCAGATATTTGATACACTAAGTGGTGCACCTTATTGGTTGCTGTATCACGACACTATTGCCAGTGACTACTGGCTTTACCCAAGTCTGACTAAGATTTACAAGGTTAATAAGACAGGCTCAACTAGTACACACACTGATGTTACTAGAACAACAGGAGGTGATTATTCTGCCACTGCACAAGGTGGCTGGAATGGTGGCATACTAGGCGGTGTTGCCATCCTTAATAACGGAGTAGATGTACCACAGATGTTAGGTGAATCTCCTACTTATTTTCAGAACCTTAGCAACTGGACATCAGGACACACAGCTAAAGTAATAAGACCCTTTAAGAGATTCTTAGTTGCACTGGATAAGACAGAATCCTCTACTAGATATCCTTTCAGAGTTCACTGGTCACACCCTGCAGAGGGTGGCACAGTGCCTACTACTTGGGACTCCAGTGATGCTACTAAGGATGCTGGTTATGTAGACTTATCTCAATCTAATGGTTGGGTTATTGATTGTCTTCCTCTTAAAGATACAAACATTATCTATAAAGAAGATTCAGTATGGGCTATGAATTATGAAGGTGGTCAATCCATATTTGGCTTCAGACAGTTATTCAACGATGCTGGAATCTTAAGCAGAGAGTGTGCTAAGTCATTTGAAGGTGGTCACTTTGTAGTTGGAATTGATGATGTATATACACACGATGGTCAAGCTAGACAATCTATTGTAGACACACAAATTAGAGATGAGTTATTCGACTCACTACACCCTACTTACAGAAAAAGAACATTCGTAGCCCCTGACTATAAGAACAACGAGATGTGGATTTGTTTTGTTTCTCTTGATAATAGTACAGATGCATTTGCAGATAAAGCATTCGTATGGAACTGGAGAAACAACACTTGGTCTAAGAGAGATTTACCGCACATCAGTTACGCCTCTTGGGGTACTGTAGATACTACAGGAAGTTCAGCTTGGTCTTCCTCTGGTACTTGGGCAACATCAACAGCACCTTGGGATAGTCCTATTAGACAGCATATTTTATTTGCAGATTCCACTAACTCTAAGATTTATATCCAAGGAAGCACTAATCAGTTTGATGGTACTAGCTTTAAATCTTGGGTTGCTAAAGAGGATATGGCATTAGGCACATCATCCACTAAATCAGTAGAGAAGATTGTACCTATTATTGAGGGTACTGGTAGTGTTAACTTTTATGTAGGTCACAAGTTCATACCCAAAGAAGCTACTACTTGGAAAGGTCCTTATGTCTTTACACCAGGTACACACTCAGAGATTCCAGTAAGAGCTACTGGTAATTATATTGGTATTAAAGTTGAGTCAGAAGATAGCAATAGCTGGACATTAGATAACCTAGAGATTCATTGGAAGACTTCAGGAAACAGAGGTAAGGGTGTCTAGTAGATACACACCACTACCTGTCCCTACTAAGTTAGAGGACATACCTAATTATCTGCAAGAAGAACTTAAAAGAATATCTATTGCCACTAACAACTCAGCTGATGGTAACTTTGAAGTAAACCATATAGCACCTAACAAACCAAGAGAAGGGGATGTTAGGTATGCAGATGGTACTGATTGGAATCCTGGTTCTGGTGCTGGTGTTTATGTATATACTGGGTCTGCTTGGTCCAAGTTGTGATACAAGGTATTACATCTGATTATGTTGAGCAGGCTTGGGAATATGTAGAAAGGTTTATTGATGAGTCACTGTCCTATGGGATAGGCGAGTACACGACAACAGATATTAAAGATTTATGTCAAACACAAAAGATGCAGCTTTGGATTAAGTATGAAGATGATACGGTTAGAGGTGCATTCGTAACACAGATATTAAACTACCCTCAGATGAAGATACTACTGGTGTTACTGTTGGGTGGTGACAATTTTATAGAATGGAGAGACGAGGTAGATGAAGTATTACAGAGATTTGGTAAAGAACACGATTGTAAATTTGTGGAATTCTTTGGTAGAAAAGGTTGGGGCAATTACCTCAAAGATATTAATTATAAAGAACAAGTAAGAATGTTCGCAAAGGAGATAGTATGAAGTACCGCACAGTATGGAAAGACTTCTGGGGGTCTATACGTAAAGGTTCACACATACACCACATAGTTCCTAAGAGTGAGGGAGGTAAAGATGAGATAGGTAATCTTATTGAGCTACACCCTGATGACCATCTACTCATACATAAGATGAGAGGTGATGTAAAGGCTACTAGTGGCTTCTTAAATATAAAAGGATTAGACTTCAGTGGTGAGAATCACTGGTGTTATGGTAAGAAAAGACCTGAGATGGTTGGAGAAAACAACCCCTCAGCTAATAATGATAGCCACTGGTTTCAGCATAAGCTGTATGGACTAGTATGGTGCAACAGATATGTTCTATGTGAGAACTATAATTTAAAACTACAAGGTGTAAAAGGTATGATTAATGGATTTCAGAAAACAACACAAGGGTGGAGTATGAAGGAGGTGTCTAGTGTCTAAGGGTGGTGGTGGTTCAGAGACTACAGTAGCAGAGCCGTGGGCTGGAGCACAGCCCTATATAACAAAAGGATACCAAGAGGCTTCAGGCATTTACGACAAATTCAGTCCTTCCTATTATGGTGGTAAGACTCAGGCATCATTCAGTCCTGACCAACTGACTGCACAAGCAGGTGTTAGAGATTGGGCAACTAAAGGTGCACCTAATGTTATGAACCCTGCACTGTCAGCCTATCAATATGGTACTGGCTCTAGTGTGGTTGATGTGGCTAAGAACCCTTATGTTAGGGATATGGCTGCTCAGGCTGCTAAGGATGCTTATGGTCAGCTTAACCCAGCCCTTGCTGGAATACGTCAGGGAGCTATTCAGTCAGGTGGTTATGGTGGTGGTCGTCAAGGTATTGCAGAAGGTACTGCTATCGCAGGTGCTGCTGATTCTGCTAATGCTGCAGCTGCTGGTATCTATAGTGATGCTTATGGTAGAGGACTGCAACATCAGTCACAGACATTAGGTCAGACAGGTGGTATTATTAATGCTGGCTTCAGTCCTTATGCTGCATTAGGAGAATCTGGCGGTGTTCAGTCAGGCAGAGAGCAAGCACTAATTGAAGATGCTAAAGCACAACACGAGTTCTCACAGAACCTACCTTACAACAGACTTAATCAATATACGAGTTCTATTGGTGGCACTTCTGGTCTACTTGGTAATGCTGGTATTTCAACTAGTCCTGGTATGTCAACCTTAGGTCAGATGGGTCAGCTCGCACAGCTATACTCAGTATTTAAGTAATGGCTATAACTCCTCCTACTTATACTCCATCAGGTAGCTTACTGCCAGCTAAAGCAGCTGTTACCCCTTATACTTATGGCAACTTACCAACCACTACCTCAGCTTACAATATCTGGGGTAGTAAAGGTAATCCTTATCTAAGGGCTGGTCCTAGTTATACACCTGGTGCTGGTGCTCCTGTTGTTCCTGTACCTATTGCACCTGCTGCACCTGTAGCACAGCCAGGTGATAATGGTGGTAGCAGTGACTACTCAGACAGTGGTACAACGTCTAGTCCTTATGGATTGCAAGACCACTTAGGTGACTATTACAATAGACCTGCTTGGAGTTATGGAATACCTGGGGTGTCTTCTATATATGGACTCACAGACTTAGCTAGGGGTATAAATCCTCTCAACTTTACAGGTCAAGTCCCTGATGGCTCTCAAACATTTGATTGGTATAAAGGTGACACAGATTACTTTGGTAATCCTGTTACTAATAAGTTTGCCTTTAACACACTAGAGGGTGGTGCTTCAGGTCATAGTGTAGCAAACCAAGGTGAGGCTGATATTGTATCTGAGTATGGTTGGGGTTCTGATGAACACTTTAACTCATTAGATAATGACCCTAATGGTGGGTATGGTGGTGGTAAAGCATACACTGGTCCTATGCTTAATGCTTGGGGAAGTGCTCAAGACCCTATTGCAGTACAAGCACAACAGGCTATCGTCACAAAGAATAATGAGGTAGCTGCTAATAAGCAAAAGGTTGCTGATATTGAATTGGCAGCAAAGAAGGCAGAACAAGCTAAGGCTGCTGCTGCATCAAGGTTAGATGCAGAAAGATATTCAGAGTACACTAATCAGATTGATAGTCTTACAGCACAGCTAGGTACACTACAGAGTGTAAACAGTCAACAATACACAGACTTACTAGGTCAGCTAGAAACAGTAGAAGGTTCTCTAACACAGCAGATTAACGACTTTGATAGGGCTAACAATAATGTCTACAACACTTACAATACTAATAATACCTTTGCTCCTAATGATACTATCACAGGTGATACAGGAAACTGGGCTAACCCTGCAGCTAATGTAGACACAAATACACTAGGTGGTAGGACTGGAACTACAGGCTTGGATGGTGCACCTGCACCTACTGTCTCTTGGTCTGACACACCTAATTCTGCGGGCAATACCACAGGTACATTCACTAGTAATGAGATGGGTTCTACTAATGTTACTGATTATGGTGGTGGTAACTATAGTGTTGATGTTGGTGAGGATGATGAAGTAGGATGGGAAGACCCAGGTGGTGACTCAGGTGGTGGCGGTGGTGGAGGCGGTGGTTCTTATATTGCCACTGCAGCTACACAAGCACTAGGTGAGGAAGGTCTAACAGTATTCGAGGACTGGAGAGACTATATGCACAAGGTAGTGCCTGAGTTCACAGTATCCTTTGGTAGGTATAGAGTAACAGCACCTAAGATTGTAGCAGAAATTGATACGAAAGAGGATTCTAAACGTATCTATAAAGACATATGGGATAAACATCTTAAGCCTATATATGATTTGATTGTTGCAGACAAGGACAGTGTTAAAGCACAGGATGACTACAGAATTATGGTGAAAGAATTAATAAATAAATATTTAAAAGGAGGTAAGTAATGCCTTGTATTGTTGGTGGTATGCGTATCACATATTATGATGGAGACCCTCAAGGTTGTTCTGCTATAGGTGGAACTTGGGAGCAAGAGTCACCAATAAGAACGGTTGATGGTCTCATCAATCCTGACACACCAGTCCGCAACACTGATGAGTTACTTAGGAATATTAATCCTAGCCCTGTGCGTTCTTATGATGAACTAATAAATGCACAACCACCTCTTCCTACTATAGGTACTTCTTACCCAGGTCCTGCATTACAAGACCCTCAGAAGTTAAGCAATCTATTTAGCCGTCCTATAGGTACGTCTTATAGTATGGGTCAAGGTGTGCAACGTAGCTTCACTGAACCTGGTCTAGGCTACCCTAATACTGATGACTTTGGTAGACCTTTGCAGTCTTTCAAAGAAGGTAACACTAACTTTGGTGTACTGAGAGACAGAGCTGTTACTAAGCAGAACACAGATGCCTTCAATAACAAAGGCATACACTGGAATTCTATGGTTGACCCTTCTAATCCTCAAGATGCTAGAAGTATGGAAGTGTTACAGCAGTTACAAATAAAAGAAGACCGTGATAAGAAGATAGCAGAACTAGGGAGCTATAACATCCCTAATCCTATGGAACAATTTAGAGGTGGAGTTAGAGGACCAATGTCACCAAGCACTTCACCTGACACATTAGAAAGCCTACAGCAAGCACAACAAAAGCACGTTCAAGATTGGGCAGATACAGATGACTTCGGCAATCCTTTGAGTACAAACTTTGAAGGTAATACTAACTTCGGTTTACTTAGAGATAGGGCTGTTACTAAGTTCAGTGAAGATGCATATAATGAGCGTAATCGTTATGGTGTAGGTGGTGCAAGACCTGACACTATATTTATGGACGGTAAGAAAGATAGTATGGGATTACTAGGTGCTAAGCCTACTGTTAAAACTCCTTGGAGTGAGTCAGATGTTTTACCTCTATCTGGAACAGACAGTCCTGTTGATGGAACTGATGTTAACCTAGGTTTAATAACTAAATCAGAAGCTGAAGAACGTGGTGTGGATATGGACCTTCAGAATGCCAACGGTGAGAAGATTTATGCTGGAATAAAGGAGTTCTCTGATTGGGTACTGCCAGACCAAGAGTCTATTGATTTTGTTTCTGGCTTTATAACAGACCCAGACAAGAGAGCTGCATACATTCAGTATATGAAAGACAATCCAGGTACTAGTATTATAGCTGCTGCTGGTGCTGTAGGTGCTGGCAAGATGCTGAAGAAAGGCTGGGGTGTTATTAAGAAGAGCAAGTGGTTCAAGGACAGATACCGCAAGACCCTAGTGAGAAACAATAAGACTACTGGTAAGTTTGAAAGCTATAGTGCAGGCAATGGTACTCTAGCTGGTGATGCAGCTAAGGTTATTGTCGGTGGTGTTGTTGTTGACAAAGCACTTAATGAGGAGGGAGGCATTGGTGGTGCATTAGGTACTGCAAAAACAGTCGGGTCTACAGGAAAGATAGATGGTCTTTTAAAGCCGACAGCTAAAGATGCAACGTCTACTGGTAGAGAAATAGGTCCTCTTAATAAGAAAGGTATCTTTCAAAAGAGTGATGCACCTGCGAATAAACCTGCTATTGATGCTGGTCAGAAAGGACTACTTGCTAGTATGAAAGAGCCAGGTTACTGGTCACAACCTATTGCTGGTGGTGCTGGTGCTTGGGATAATAGACTATTCAGACTAGGTGAGATGATGGCTTATATGGGTACGCCTCTAAGTAAGAGAGGTGACAATCCTTCTAAGAGATGGACTAGTGCTAACACAGAAGCGAGCAAGCTAAGACAAGCACTATCTAAAGCAAGCGGAATAGCTGGAAGCAAAGCGACTACAGCACAGAGAGCTTTGTGGACTAATATGGTTAAAGCACAGTCCAGTAAACTCACTGATAAGTATATGCTTAATAGAGGTGGTATCTTAGGGTGGAATAAGATGTCAGTAGAGGACCAGAAGGCAATTGCATTAGAGAAGGCACAGTCCGAGATGACCACTAAGTATCAGATGATTGGTATAGGAATAGAGCCTACTGATGCTAACTACATCTTGTTTATAGAGGCGATGGCTTTTAAAGCTAGGCAAAATAAAGGTAATTAACTATGGCATACTTTTGGGAAGATGAAGAGGAGATAGTAGAAGCACCAACCCGTTCTTTCTCAGGTGAGGGTGTTGAGCGTGGTGATATAGGCGGGCGTTCCTTTGGCAGGCCTAGTGCTTTTGATGTAGGTAAGGCTAACTTCAAAGGTGCTTATGGAAACTTCCTTGATAGGTACGCACCGCATATGTTTGGGGATGCTATACCTGAAGGACTCAGAGAGTATGGTGCTCAGATGGATGCGGAGGCTGAAAAGGTACGTAGCCAGTATGTGTCAGAGTATGCACAATACAACAATGATATAACACAAGTCCCTTGGGAAGATGTTCCAGGCTTTATCAGTGAGAAGGTTCAAGAGAACGGATACCTTATGTCATTACAGACTGGTGGTGCTTTATTGTCTGGTAAGATGATGGCTTCTAGTAACAGCAAGGTCAAGGCTGTTGGCTCTATCTTGGGCTTGATAACTGTAGCAGCACCAACGCCTGTTATTATTGATGAGGTTGTAAACAAACACGCTGAAGAGCTGGGCATCCCTATTGACCAGATGACAGATGGTCAGATAACTAACGGCATCATAACAGGATTAGAGAACACAGCACTTGAAGCACTAGTACCAATAGGCTTTATGAAAGGTGTTGACCTTCCTGACCTTAAGACAGGTAAGGACTTATTCAAGCACCTGACAAGCACACAGAAGCACACATTTGCAACACAGCTGATGAATGGTCTTAGGTATGGTGGTAGGAATGCACTGTCTGAAGGTGCGACTGAGATGTTGGAAACTATAAACGCCCAGCGTACTTCTGTTACTGGTCTTGGTGGTCTTGACAGTGGTGAGGTTATTACTTCAGGTGTTGTCGGTACTGCAGCTGGTGCTCCTATGTCTACACCTAGTGCAGTATCACAGGCTAGGTCTTATAATAAATTCAGAAGACAAGGAGCAGACTACCTTAACTTTGAAGACAGGTCAGCTAAATTAAAAGCAGGCTCTGACTACGAGAAGGGTTATCAAGACTTACTAGCTTCTTACGTAGGTCCTGCAGATGAGACAGGTGCTGTGTCCCTCGATAGAGACACTGCAACACCAGAAGTAACACCAGAATTATACAACTTACCATCAGAACCTAAGGGTACTCTTGGTAACTTAGGCGGATTTGTTTCCGATAAGTTATTAAGAAGGTCAACCGAAGAATTCCAGTCCCCGTTTGATAAGGCTAAGACTGGTAGTGATATAGACCTTATACGTAGACAGTTGTTTGGTAGCTTTGGTGAGGTTGAGTCTGGCTCAGGTGAAGCACAGATGGGCAACTCTTTCAACTCTAAGAAGCACACATATCTTGGTAAGTTCACTAGAGAATTTAATGATATAAAGAACAAGTGGTCTTCTCATATCATAGGGCTAGGTGAATTCGGTGCAGGTGTTAAGCCTGTGATGAATGACTATGTTCGTCTTATGATGGAAGAGAAGTTCACAGAAGCACAGAAACTTAGAGGGAAACTTAAACTAAACAACAGTAAGTTGAAAGAACTTGACGAGGATATTGCAAAGATTAGGAAGGTTCAGGATGATGTATGGGTTGACCTTAACAAATCCATTAAGGGTTCTGGTCTTGAAGTTGGTTACACTAAAGGCTACGTCACTAGAGGTATAGACACTGATGCAATAAGGAAGGACAAAGAAGGATTCATTAAGAGCCTTGCTGAGGATGTAAAGGTATATCCTAAGGGTATGAAGAAGGAAGACGTAACACCTGAAGACAGATTACTAGAAGCACAAAGAATTTATGATGACATACTGAATGGTAAAGACCCTTCTATTATGTCTTCAGAACAGATTAGAGCAGCGGTACAGAAGCGTACTGGTGCAGTTAAGCCTTCCTTTGAAGAGCATAGAGATATGCGTTGGGATTCTCTTAATCAGAAGTATAGGAAGAGTGATGTGTTTGCATCTATTCAAGAATACCTGACAAGAGCAGCTACCCGTGCAGCATCTGCTGATGTGTTTGGTGGAAGGAGAGCTGAGAAGCTTAGCAGTAGTATCAACAAAGCCCTTGAGCGTGGTCTTATGAGTAATGAGCAGGCACAGGGTGTATGGGATATGTATGATGCAGAGCATAATATATACAAGAGACCTAAGGACGATAAGCAACGTGCATTCCAGACCTTCTCTAAGGTAGCAACAACAGCTACCGCAATATCATACCTAGGACTAGCACCTATATCATCAATCACTGAGCCTGCTTGGATTAGTGGTCGTGTTGGTACTGCTAATATGATTAAAGCCCTGCCAACTGTAGCAGCTCACATCCTTAAAGGAATGAAGGCATCACTGTATGGCGGTAAGGCTGGCACAACTACTACTAAATCATTCGGTAAAGAGTTACTTAATGTTATGGGTATGGCTATCAATCCACAGGTTAATGAGCGTATTGATAAGCTTATGGCTGGTGATAGTAACAAGGTGTTGACTATATTCTTTCGCTCACCAGGTGGTCTATTCCTAACACAGTACACTAACTTCGTACGTGTATGGACAGCAGCTGCAGGTCTTAAGATGATTCAAGACCAGGCTAACAAGCTATCGGGTATGAAGGGTCACAAGTTATCTGCACTTAAGCGTGAGCTTACTGAGAACGGTATGTCAATTGAAGATTTTAGAATGATGGTCCGTGCTGGTAATGGTAAAATAGATATATTAAATGACGAGTTCTTGGACAAGAGGATTGATAAGACTGATGGAACTAACATCAGCATAAGAGACCTTATTGTACCTTGGCTAAGGAAGATTACTACTGACGTAGCACTAGAACCTACTGTAGGTAATAGACCTTTGTGGATGTCAGACCCTAGGATGCAGCTACTATCACAGCTTAAGTCTTTCCCTATACTATTTGGTAACACTATTATGAAGAGAACACATAGACAGTTAGTGAGAAACAACCAGTGTGCACCTGGTATTGTTGGTGCTATAGGTGGACTAGGTTCAGCTGCTACTGCTATAGCATTAGGTGCGTTAGCTATGGCTATCAAGGATGAGATTAGAGGGAAGGATGATAGAGAGGTTAGCCCTGTTGATTTGATATCTGCTACTGGTGTTCCTTGGATTGGCTCAGGTTCTCTAGTTCAGATGTCAAGCATACCTGCACTATCTGTTGTTGATGATTTCTGGTCAGCATTTACTGATACACCTGATATGCCTATTGATATGTCTAAAGGAATGGAACACTTCTTAGAGTTTGGTACTAAGGCTACACTTGGTGCTATATTTGCAGAAGGTATTAAGGATGATGACTAATGAGTTGTAAACTGACAGACATACCTAACTATAACAGTAATGTTGGAGGAAGATTCAAGCGTATGAAGTTCGGCATATCAAGTGGCGTTGATGAATACAATAGAGGTAACAAGATGGTGTCAACTGCCTCCTCATTCTCTATAAATTCTGATGCAGTTACTATTGGTTCTTCTTATAATGAACCAGGTCTTTTCTACAAACTTACAGCAAACAGAACAGACGCAGGTATGCAGGTTGAATACTTTAAAGTAACACCAGAACTTAGAAAGCAAGGGATTGCTGTTAAGATGCACCTAGAAGCGTTTGAAGATGCTAAGAGAAGAGGTCTGAATCTTATATCTGACAACACTATATCAAGACCTGCTATGGCTATCTATATGAAACTCAAAGAGATGGGGTACTCTGTTAGATTGAGTCCTGATGCAAGGGTATCTACCGTACCTAGTTTAGAAGGTGATGCTCAGATATACACTGATGGTGGTGGTCCTGTTGT